CAATGCCTCGATTTGGCAAGTGGGCAAACGCCGGAATGGTTCGGGGGGGGCAGCCGACATTTCATGGCGTGTCATGGATGCCCAATATTGGGGAGTCCCCCAGCGTAGAAAGAGAGTCGTCCTTGTGGCAGATTATACGACTCAACGCTCCGCAGAAGTACTCTTTATCCCCGAAAGCGTGTCAAGGCATCCTGCGCCGAGCAATGAACCGATGCAAGGAGCTACCCGAATTGCTTCGGTTGACCTTGGAGAAGCAGGCGAAGGAATAAGGCTCTGCGGAATACCGCTGAATTGCAGACCCGAGAATATGTACGAACTCGATGAGAAATCAAGCACATTGTGCAACGGCACGAATCCGGGACACCACAACGGAGTCCTTCAGCCGAGAATTCTCGTAGCATTCACGGACGGCAAGGCTTACGAACTCGGAGCATTATCCCGAGGACAGGGCGGTCAGAGAGTATGGGATGTATGCCCTACACTTCGGGAGCAGATGGGCGACAACCTCCCTGCAGTCATAGTCCTTCAGGACAAATGCATCGGACGAAAGGAAAAGAACACAGGCAACGGACTCGGGGTAACCGAGGACGGACCGTGCTACACCTTAACCAGCACAGATGTACACGCAGTCCTCGCACCGATTATGCTCGAAAACCACCCGAACGACAGCAGAATAAAGATTGACGATAGCGGTAACTGTCAAACCCTCACAGGTCGAATGGGAACAGGGGGTGGCAACACTCCTATGATAATGATACCGATATACGCAATCGACAGAGCAGCCTTCAACCAAGGCAAGAACGCACAGTACGACATCAGCATAAAGGAGGACGGATTGATGCAGACCATTGTAGCCAAGGGACCGAATGCGGTCGGAGTTCCGAGTGAAATCACCCTCGGAGAATTGGTAGCACAAATCGAGTACATCGTCCGCCGACTGATGCCCGAGGAATGTGCAGAACTTCAAGGCTTCCCTGCAGACTGGCATAAGGGAGTCACGGACGAAAAGGGCAACGAAATGAAAGACAGCCCTGCATACGAAGGATACGGAAATGCGGTGGCAACCGTTGTCGCCGAGTATCCGATACAAAACATAATCAAAATTTTAAGAGAGGAGCATGAACAATGCGAAAACTGAAAAGAGCAATCGCTCGACACGAAGCCGAAAAAACAGGCGGAAAGACCTCAAAGGTACTCAGAACCATGTGGCACAGATACCAAGAGAAAAAGTACGGTTTCAAAACCGCTGAACTTCTCCGCAAAATCGGCACAGGCAAAAGAAAAGGTTCAAGGGTGGCAATGAGAACACTCATGAGGAAAGGAGTTGTAGGACGATGAACACAATGAACGAACTGGCAGCCAAACTGAAGGCTTTGAGGGACAAAAAGGAAGAACTCGCCGAAGCCACCAAGCAAAACAATGCAGACATTGAAGCCACCGAACTGGAACTCTCCAACCTTATGATTGAAGAAGGCAATGACGGCTTCGAACTCAACGGTTACAAATTCACCCTGCAGTACAAAGACATCTTCTCAAGCACGGTGGACAAAAGACCAGCACTTATTGAAGCATTGAAACTTCACGGCGTTGATCGTGAGGAAATCATCACAGAAACAGTCCCTGCACCGAAACTCAACAGCATTATGAAAAGCATCTACGAGGAAAATGGCGAGGAACTCCCCGAGGAATTCGAGGGCATTGTAACCATTTTCACAAAGCAGGGTGTCGGAGTCCGCAAGGTGTCCGGCAAGGGCGGTAAATCCAAAACAGGAAAAGAATTTTAATAAAGGAGCGAATCGAAATGTATAACGAAGATAAAAACACACAGACATCCTTATTCGGGGATGAGGTAAAAGCAATTGAACAGGAAGTAACCATCTGCGTAGAGAGAGAATACGACAGAACCAAGGACGACTGCGAACAGCACTACATCAGAGCCATCAAGAACAGACACGAAGGCTACGGACACGCAGCCGAGGGACTGACAAGGCTCGAACTTTCAATGAAACGCATCAAAGACGATATGAAGAACTACCTCGGCAAACTTGCCGAACCGAACGACAGCATCGTCAAGGATGTAGCAGGCGACATTTACGGACACGCATCGCAGCTCGCTGCCGATGCAATCGCCATGGCAGCCACCGCAAAGCGTATCATTTACGACATTATGGTGGAAGCAGGCAACGAAGAATACCCCATCGAAGCACTCATCAACAGCACCGATGACGATGAAAACACAGAAACCAATGCAGACGACATCGAATATGCCGATGCCGATGCACAGTAATAAGGAAAGGAAAGGTACAAAACAATGGCTAAAAACGAACTTATGGTAGTAGAAAACTTCGCACTCGCAATCAACGGAGAGATTGCAGACATTATGGCAGAGGAACTTGACGGACTCGGAGAAATCCCCTTCGACAGAGTGAAAATCCCGAGCGGTGGCGGTGTCGCCTTTGAAATCCCCGGAGATGACCCCGACAGTCCCGACCTTGCAAAAGAAATCGCAGGCATCGTAATCGACCACCACCCCGTGAACGCATACTGGGAAAGCAAGTATGACGGACAGAACACACCGCCCTCTTGCTCAAGCATGGACGGCAAAACAGGCATCGAGCCTGAAACAGGAGAGGTACATAACTGTCAGAACTGCCCCTTCAACGAATTCGGTAGCGATGGCGAGGGCAAAAAGTGCAAGAATATGCACCGCCTCTACATTTTACAGGAAGGCTCACCGCTTCCTTTCATCCTTACACTTCCGCCCACCAGCATCAAGAACTGGAAAGATTACCTCGGCAAACGCATCGTAATCAAGGGATACAGACCACACCATGTAATCACCAAAATCACCCTCAAAAAGGAAGCGAACAAGCAGGGCATCGCATACTCCAGCGCACAGTTCAGCATCGGCGGAAAAATTCAGGACAGCCTGAAGGCAGAACTCGATGCATACAAAGAAAGCATCAAGAAAACCACTCGCAGAATCGGAATCATTGACGATGACTACAACGCAAAGCCTACACAGAACGCAACGGCAACCGCAGCCGATGTCGATACCGATGACTTTGTAGTAACCGATGCAGAGCCTACATTTGAAGAAGCACCCACCAACGAGTAAGAGCGAACTGGGGAGGCATACCCTGCCTCCCTTAAGTTGCAATGAAAGGCGGTGAAGCAATGCAAGAACAAATAAATATCGACAGCCGAATAAACTGGGTCGACTTTTACTCAAAGTATGTCAAGAACCCCCGAAGTTGCGGAAAAGACAAAATGCACGCTTGCTGCCCTTTTCATCAGGAACGACATCCCAGCTTTTGGTTTAACACAAAGAATGGATGCTTCAAGTGCGAAGGATGTGGAGAGAGCGGAAACGCCACGGTTTTTCTTTCCAAGATAAAAGGCGTCGACAATGCCGAAGCCTACAAAGAATTACTGGAACTCGCAGGCATAGACACCTCGGCAGAACAAAAAAAGCAGAGTTCAAAGCCTCCCTCGCTCCCCGATTACGGAGTGGAGCAATACGCAACCGAAAAGCACTTCATGGCAGAATGGCTCAAGGACGAATGCGGTGTAACCGCAGGGACCGACCAAAGCGGTAAGCACATCAAGATACCGTACAAAGACCAAGACGGAAAGGTTCAGGCAACCCGAAAGCGATACAACCCAGCGAACCCGAACGGCAAGTTCAAATGGCAAAAAGGCTCAACCCTCTGCCTTTACGGATTGTGGAAAATCAAAGAGTTCACAGAGTACGCAATTCTTGTAGAGGGCGAAAGCGACTCGCAGAGTCTGTGGATGCTCGGACTTCCCACTCTTGGAGTTCCCGGTGCTACAAACTTTCAGGCGAAATGGGCGGAACAACTCGCAAGCATACCGAGATTATACCTACACATCGAGCCTGACAAGGGCGGTCAGACATTCCGCCAGCAAATGATAAGCAAGTTATATGAGGGCGGATACGAAGGCGAGGTTTTGACCTTTACTCTTGAAGATTACGAAGTCAAAGACCCGAGCGAACTCTACGGCAAAAACGGAATGGATGCACTCGAGCAGGTGAAAACCGCAATGAGCAAAGCCGAAACGGTAGACCTCAAAACAGAAGCAGAGAACCTCCCTGACCTTGTCGCAGGGATGCCCGTGAAACTTCGAGAGCCTGAAGGCTGGAAACTCTCGGATGACGGCATATTCAAATACGACAGCCGAACCGAGCAATACAAGAGAGTCTGCAGAACACCAATCATAATCGTGAAGCGACTGCGAAACATCGAAACCGATGAGGAAAAGATACAGATTGCATTCAAGATAAGAAACAACTGGCGATACGGCATATTTAACTCAACCACGATATACCAAAGCCGAAACATCGTCAGCCTTGCAGACCTCGGAGCATTGATAACCAGCGAAAACGCAAAGCAAGTCGTGTCATTCTTGGAAGCACTCGAATCGGAGAACATCGACCGAATCAAAGAAGCAAAGTCGGTGTCGCAGCTCGGATGGGCGACCGAGAAGAACTTCCTCCCCGGACACGGTGGCGACATACAACTTGATGTGGATGCAACGGCACAAACCTATGTCAAGGCATTGGAAACACACAGAGGAACTATCAAGGAATGGTGTGCAATGTTATCAGAGCATCGAAAGAGAAATAAATTTCGCTTTTTACTCGCTTCCGCTTTCGTCCCCTTGCTTTTGGGTGTCGTATTTAAAAACAGAAATGTAGTTGTTTATTTATGGGCAAACAGTGCTACAGGCAAAACAGCAGCACTCAAAGCAGCCTTGTCAGCATTCGGAGAACCTGAAAACTTAATGCTTTCATTCAACAGTACACAGGTGGGATTTGAAAAGACGATGAGTTTATTCAACAATATCCCAGTTGGAATAGATGAAAGGCAGCTCGCAGGCTCAAGACAAGAATTTGTCGAAAAACTTGTATACATGGCTGGTGAAGGAAAAGGAAAACAGCGAGGTACTAAAAACGGAGGCATACAAAGGTCGCAATCATGGCAAACTTGGGTGCTTGCCACAGGCGAAGAGCCGATTGTTCAGACTTGCACAAAAGAGGGTGTCAGCAGCCGTGTAATCGAAATATACGGAAAGCAATTTGACAGCGAAAAAGATGCGGCAGCCATACATATAAAAACCGCAGACTGTTACGGTGTGGCGTGGGGAATATTCGTAGAACGACTCATCGATGCAGACATAAAACAAATTAAGGATGTGCATCAAAAAATCGTTGATGCTTTGTGGGAACTTGGCACAGGGCATAGTTATACACATTGCGATACAATATCGCTTGCAGCAACAGCAGACTACTTGGTGTCGGTATGGATTTTTAACGAAGAAAGAGCGGAAGCATATAAAAATGCTTACAATATGGCATTTGAAATCCTCAATATGCAACCAACAACAAAAGAAAGAGAAGTGAACGGCTTCGCGTCAGACTATGTGGTTGAATGGATACAGTCAAATGAAAAACACTTTACCACCGATTACATCGAGCCAAGGTACGGCTTCATGAGATGCGGAAAATGTTACATCTTTCCTATGCAATTGCAAAAAGCTCTCACATCGGCAGGCTTTTCTTACAAAAAAACATTGAAGTATTTGTACGAAAACAAATTAATTTCATCCGAAAGAGCAACCGTTAAATCAGTCGACTCGAAATCAGTCAAAGTTATAGAATTTGACTATAACAAAGCGATAAACCGAAGCAACGGAATGCCGGACGGATTTGTACCAATAGACGAAGATGACGATTTACCATTTTGATATTGTAAGGATTGAGTAAGGATAAGGTAAGGGCAGAAAAGCCAGTAATACAAAGGATTTACTCCAAAGATATAAATATATCATCAAGAAATATATAACATAGTTTTTTGTAGTCGTTTACAACAACGGAAGTAAATCAATTAGTATACAAAGGATAAATATAAAATCTTTTCTTTGGAAAGCCCATGAACCAAGAAAATATTAGGGTTTTGTGGCATTACGAATGCCTTACCCTGAAAAGGAGGTGAAACACAATGACAAAAAAACTACCGCCTCGCCTTCAGGAATTGATGGAGATAGAGAGCGAATTCAATGCAAAAACTATACCGATACCTATTGGAATGTTTGATGAAGGCATCGGTATAGATAACGAAACAGCACAAAAGCACATGAAATTGTGCCTTGGAGCAAAAATCCCTTATGTTACTATAAGTAACGGCATCCCGGTATCAGGAGCGATAAACAATCCTGCAGAGTCATATAAAACCCCGGTATCATTTGTAAGAAGTGACATATCGTGGTTTTTGGACGGCTCGGAAAAAATAAAAAGGCTCGCTCCGCTGTTATCAGAACGACTTAAAGAGTTTTATGCAGCTTACAAATATATGCTTGCATCAAAGAAACTGCTGGATCGTAGCAATAATCGTTTTACATACAACGGGGCCGGCAAGACATACGCAGCGGTTCAGTGGTGCTACGGAAATATATATGCAAGGCTTTTGAGTATTCTTCTGTTGCACTTTATGAAAGCGGTGGAATCTCCCGAACCAGAAGTTTTACTCAAGGAGCCGTTGGACAAACTTTTCCCACCAATAAAAAAGAGGGACCGTTCATAAAACAGTCCGCTCTTTAGTAGTAAACCTGATGAAAAGCACTTTTACTCTTGGAAATATTATACTACATAACAGGAGGAAAGTCAATGGGTTTACCTGAAACAAACGAGGAAATCGTCAAAAAAATTCAGCAAGGAATTGATGAAGAATATAACCTGTTGCGGCTTTATGAACGAAACAAAAAATTCATAAGGTTAATGTTAAGAAAATCGTTCGTTGACGAAGCCTACCAAGAAGATGCGATGCAAGATGCGTATCTTTGTATGGAGCGAGCAACACGGAATTTTGACATCAATGCAGGGTATAAATTCTCAACTTTCCTTGCTGGGTACTTAAAGGAGGTGATTGCAGATTATCGATATAGACACAGCGTTTCAATAAAAATCTCCACGGAGGCGCGGCAATTATATTTTAAAGCGAGAAAAGCAGAATCGGAACTTGCTGAAAGGTTCGGACGAAAACCAACAACCAAAGAGATTGCAGAATACCTCGAAGTTTCTGCCGAAGTTTTACAAGAAGCACTAATTGCAAACCAAGAAATCAAAAGTTTACAACAGAGCGTACTTTCTGATGACGAGGACCTGCTCTTGCAAGATGCGATTTTTGATGAAAACTCTTTCGAGGAATATTCTAAAATCGAAGAATATGACCTGCCGGAAATATTAAATTGCGCCGTCAATAAGCTTTCTCCTACTTTAAGGCGGTGCATAAGGTTGAGGTTTTACAGCGAGTACACAATCAAGGAAATTTCTACAAAACTCGGTTTAACAACATATCAAGTGAGTGTAAATATCGATAAAGGAATAAAAGAACTAAGAAAAGATAAAACAATTCAGGCTTTAAAAAATTATTATTAAAAAGGACAGTGATTTAAAATGAATAGTAGAAACAACACTAAAGCGGCGTACGGCGCTGAAAAATCAAAAAAGTTCTCCAGTTTTGGAGAACAGCTTAGTGCCATATACAATATGGAAAAACCCGGCGGACTTCCTGATGAACGACTTGCCAACCTTGTGTCAGGTGCAGGAGAAGGGGTAGCGACCGATGGAGGGTATCTTGTTCAGACGGACTTCGTTATGGACTTAAAAGAAAATGTTTATGAGGAACATCCTCTATTAACAAAAATTACAAGAATCCCATTAAGTGCAGGTTCAAACTCGCTCATAATCAACGGCATCAACGAAAACAGCCGTGCAGACGGTAACAGATGGGGTGGCATTCAGGCTTACTGGGAAAGCGAAGCTGCAGAGATTGCCAAAAGTAAGCCGAAGTTTGAACAGTGCAAATTGACACTCAATAAACTTGCGGGCATTTGTTATGCAACAGATGAACTGCTTGAAGATGCGCCCGCACTGGGAGAAGTAATCAAAGCAGGGTTTGCGGATGAATTCAGCTTCAATATAGCAGATAAAGTATTATACGGAACCGGCGAAAAACAGCCACTGGGAATTTTCAATTCTGAAGCTTTAGTTATTATCCCCAAGGAAGACGGACAGACTGAACTTCTTACAGTTGAAAACATCGTAAAGATGCTCGCAGCTTGCTACGACAAGCAGGGCAGGCAGAATGGTACATCAATCAGGAACTTCTGCCAGCACTCATGACAATGAAAATAGGTGATATCCCCATCTACCTCCCTGAAGGCTCAATCGCAGGTGCACCTCACGGCACACTTCTCGGCAAGCCTGTCAACTTCATCGAACAGGCATCCGAACCGGGACATAAAGGAGATATTCTTCTCGCAGATATGTCTCAGTATGTAATTGCAGAAAAGGCAGGCATTAAGGCTACAGAATCAATTCATGTAAGATTTATTTACGATGAAACAGCCTTCAGGTTTGTGTATAGACTTGATGGAAAGCCGATGCTTACAAAAGCAGTAACTCCTTATAAAGGCTCACAGCCTGTGTCTCCGTTTGTAACATTGGAGGCAAGAGTTGTAGAGAACGCCGAAACAGAGTAAAGGGGTGGCATAATGAGATTTGGTAATTTAAGACACAGAATCTTGTTTGCTAAACCAGCAGGGACCGTAACCAACGGCATGGGCGAAACGGTCCCTGCCTACTCTCTTTATCACCCGAACCTCCCGAAGCAAGAATTTTTCACACAAGAAAATCAATGGACACTTCCATCAGGCGAAGTTATCGACATTAACAATTGTCAATATGCCTTTTGTGCAGAAGTTACCCCGTTGACAGGTAGACAATATGAGCAATCGCAAAAGCTTCGAGCAGAAACTACATACCATATTCGTATCCGATTTATTCCCGGATTAGCAAGCGATATGTATGTTATATTTGAAAACAAAAAACTTTTAATCGACTCAGTACTTGATGCAGATGAAAAGTATCGAAGCATTAAAATTGTTTGTCATGAAGTCTTATAGGGGGTATATAAATCTCTGTGAGTTAATCGCTCCAGACCGCAGCCCCCCTTCGTGTGAAATTTCGCAAAAGTTTTGAGGGGGATAGACCCACCACGAAAACCGTAAAAAACTGGAGGTGAGGCGGTGGAAAAGAGTGTAAAATGTGAAACTTTGCAAAAACTTATTGCAGAATTTAATGATAATGGTGGCCCGTCATTTTCACCTAAGTCGAGCAAGGATATGTTGTGCGGAGCAATTATATATGCTAATGTTATAGGCGATATTGGAAAGACGGAAAAAGAGGGCTTGATAAAAAAAGTAGAGCAAATATATAACAAAAAATATTTAACGAAAGAAGGTGAAAACAATGGCAGCTAAGAATATCGGTGCAACAATTACTCTCAAAGACGGTGGATTTAAGTCCGGCATTAAAAGTGCCGTTTCAGGATTAACCAGCTTCAAAAAAGGTTCAGAGGGAGCAACCTCATCCGTCAAGAAGTTCAGTTCACAGACGAACTCTGCCGGAACAAGCCTCGCAT